TCTTTCATGAAATTTGAAATCGAGTTAAATAATATCAATTCAATTCACCTTTTGATTTCGATCTAAAATAAGTCCTTTTACTAATTCCTAAAATTAGCCAAGGTTCACCTAATATCTTTAGCCTCACACCTTTACTAGCCATCCCACCTTTTCGCCCTCTCGTTCTTTAAATTTCAAGTGAATAACTTTTAAATACAGATGTCTAAAATGAAGTCTCAGTAAATTTAGAATGAGTCCATTTAGCAATACCTGTCGCTCTTCCCAAAATTTATTTTTCGTCAAATGACATTATAAATTAAAAGCTATACGCTTTAGCATGTTCAAAACATGCTTGAAGCTACTGCTTGTAGATGTCCATCACCAGACAAATTACTCTGTAACATTATCAATCGCATTGCTCTTCATGATATGCAGTTCCTGCATGGAACATTTCATCCGATAAAGCTGTTGTTAAACAATTTGTTAGCAAAAAATTCGTTTTCATGCTTTTTCAAATTGCTAAATATACCTTGAATATATTAGAGTTGTTAAGCTAACTTAACAACCACAGGTAACTAATTGAAATCCGTCATGTGCGCATTATGACACCCATCATCAGTCGACACATTGAAATCTATCACCTACTCACCAGCCGGCGCTTACCGCTTATTAGCATTTTATTTGTCAGTCATGCATTAACGTCATACTATAATGGCTCACTTCAATGAGGACATTGTAATGCCATCCAAAAAATACCTACTTGTATATGAAGCATTCGACAATACAAATGTATTCTTATTAAAAGGAAACGCTGCTATAAAAATAGAATCCGGAAAAGGTATTGAGGAAATATTGAATACCTTTACTGAAGTTGCCTGCTCTGAAGCTAGAAAAATTGATAAATATGCTAGACGAGTGGCGATAGTAAGCGTAATAGAACTTTAAATAGGTTTATTGCTTTACAAAAGCGCGACTATGGTCTCTTATGCATCACCTCTAACGCCTTAGCCTCCATAATGCGGATATCGCTAAAAATGGTCGCTCTATCTTTGATGTTGAGTAAGTCCATTATTTGGTTTAATGGGTTGTAATCCAAGCCTGTGATACCATTCATACCTACACGCCACTGTGTATTCATAGCTGAAAATACTTGATACGAATCCCAAACATCAGGCCACACCTCAACATCATCAATATCAGGCGGAAAGCCAAAAGCACGCTCGAACTCAGTCGATTCTTTTGAACTCATTCCGCCATACATTGCCTCGGCGACCGTTAGGAGTTTTTTTCGCGGTTACCTAACAGTTCGTTGTAATACGTTGATGAAATAGCACGAGAGGCTGAAGGGTAGTTATCTAACAATATGTTTAAATTTTCTTTGTTATATGGCTCTTCGATCGCCCAGTCAGCAATAATCTGCTCAAAGAACTCAGAAATCGGTTTTTCTCGCATTCCATCAAGCTCACTTACTGAGTGATGTTTAAATGTGAATGTAACTACTTCTGGCTTTTCTTTGCCGGCAACAGGAATTTTAACGTTAGCTTTGAAGGTTGGATTTGGGACGAGTGTAAATTTAGGCATTATCAGTCCTTAAAAAGCCCCTGTTTCGGGGCTGTTGTGAGTATTTATTGATTAAGATGCGTTGGTATAAATCTGCATTTCAGATTTAAGTGAGAATCGCGCTGTTACGTTTTCAACTTCGTTGATAGCAGTGTTTGGCACACGCTGGAATGAAATTGAAGCTGTGTAATAGCGATCTTCTTCTGCGCGTTTATTGAAGAATCGGATTGCAGTAACTTGCTTACTGTCGTCCAATTTTGTTAGCAATTTACGGATAGGCAGCTTAGCATCGTGAGCAAAGGTATAAACCTGTACAACACCATTTTTATAGGTATCGATAGTTTCTGCCTGCTCATCTTCAAGAAATTGAACCTCTTGAGTTTGCTGTTCCCCACCTTCTGTAGAAAGTGTCATTACCTGTGGCATGACTTCCCATGACAATACTTTCTTTAATGTTCCTGTACCGCCACCAGCAGGAAACACATTTTTATCACTTGTATCGACACCTTCTAAGGTGATTTTAGATTCAGCGACACTTGCAACACGGAAAGCACCCGAAGCTTTTTTCCAGCCAGATGTAACATGAACAATATCGCCTTTAGCAATGTCACCCACATCATCAACTGTTAGTACGGCTTCTTCGGCATTAGTTGCCTCGGTAATTTTAATTTCGTCATCGTATTTACTTGCGACGTAAACACGCGACCCATTAGGAATGTTATAGGCCATTGTTAACCTCTATTTTAGGTATAAAAAAACCGCAATTAAGCGGTGTTATCGGATTGCATTACATCGATAGGATGCACGAATAGGAATGGTATAATTTGTTTCATCTGAAATTGGAGGGAACTGGCTAGGCTCTCCGTTAATGTAGATACCCTCCCCTAATGTTAATCCATTTTCTAATCTGTTTTTAACGTCATCAGCAATAGTTGATATCTTAGCGTCCCCACCCCCTACTTTCCCAACTACGTTAATTTGGATAACACCACGATAAACAGGCATATCCAGAGATAACCCGATGTTATCCGTTTCTGCTGGCATGACATGGAGTTGAAGATAGGGATCGTTAATATCATTAAAAGGAAGATTGGGCCATGCGATTTTAAGATTTAAATCCTTGCCAATGCTCGCCACCAGCTTTCGTATTTCAGTATTAATTGTCGACTGATTCATGATTTAGTTTCCGATACGGCAGAGTTGAAAAACTGACTAAATTCCTCAGCAGTCACAGCAACCATACCGTTAGGTGCTTGTTTCGAATGCCCCATTTCAAGGCGGTAAGCATAAGGCACATTGTTTGTGAAATAGATAGCTTTCATTCCTACCTTAAATTGTTCAATAACAACGTTGCCTAACGCCTTTGTCATATTGCCTGACTTATCTATGCGCCCCGTCTCGCCTTCCGCTGGGGCATCAAATGACACCTGCCAATTACCTCTAAACCGCCCCCCTGTATAACCAGGAGGAACATAAATATCCATAGAGTCATTAACACGAACACGCTTTTTTAATTGACGTCGCTTTGGTGTTAAATTATTAGGATCTTGTTTTAGATATTCATTATGTTCAAAAACTGCTTTATTGTAGTTTGAGGCAACCCTATTAACTTCCCATAATTCAGGATTTCCAACAGGTGACATATCAACAAGCTTCGCTAATATTTTAAACCCTGTATTTTTGACAACCGTTTCAATATTTGCGTTAGATTTGTCGATAAAGATATTAATCGACTTCATGAACTGATCTGACATGTCACGCCCTCAGTTGAGACTGATAGCAGATAATAATATCAGCGGGTTTAACAGGGTTCGGTTCATGAACGCGCAACCAAACGCCATCGACAAGCACCTTATCCCCTTTCTGAATATCAATATCTGGAGGAAGTATCATTTTAATATCCGTAGAGAGAATAAGCGTGCCATCGATTTCGTAAGGTTTATATTGCGTTTTTACCCCGACAACAGAAAATAACGTTTCTGGCTCAAAGTGTTCCTGCCCCTCATCATCAACCCAATGCTTACCATCACGCTTAGCCTGATAGGAAACGCCATATTTTTTCAACATCCTTAATGCTGTACTCTGCCCACGTTGATAAATGTTCATGGCTACCTCATTGCAAATGTATTAATGGCAAATCCATCCGAGACATCAATCAAGCCAGACAATAAACCTTTTAACCAAGGAAAGTTTGGTGCGCCAGTATTAGTGCCTTCGGCATATTGCACAGTAATAGCGCCCTCAATTCGCTCTGAGGTGATTTCAGCGCCTAACGTGGGCTGTAGGTCATTTTCTACTGATTCAATCGCTAAACGGCATTGAGCTTGGATTAATTGCTTTGGTATCTGATCGCTTGGGATGGCAACACCGTCGCGAGATAGCCCTGAGCGAGGGAAAGATAAAGGTTGATTTAGGTTAGTTCGTTTACCTAACCATTTTTGCGATTCAAGATAATCCATCGCCGTAATTAGTAATGCCTCTAATCCACTATCTGCCAAAGTGATATTTCTATCCTCAGCGTATTTCTTCAAATCATCCACACTTGCGTAGCTATTAAATATTGGAGAGTTCTTATCAGGAACAATCATGCTCACCTCAAAAAAAAGAGGGGCACAAAGCCCCTTAAATTACTCGTCTGGAGAAGTTTTTTCTGTGAATGTAATTGCATCAGTATTTTGTGCAACACCATCAACAGTGGCTGTGACAATAAATTCACCCTGTGAATCAGAAGTTAATTTCACTGTCGCACCACCAGCTTTGCCCGTCTTAGATGAAGTAACGCTTAATTTACCACCTGTTGTAGACCAATTAACGGTAGCTCCTTCGACTGGAGAGCTGCCCTTGGTGTAATTAAGAGTGATCGTTACTGTATCTGTACTGTCAGCGATAGCGGACGTTTTATCCGCTGACAGGGTTACTTTCCCTCTTCGGCAGTCAGTTTAATCATGACGCCAGCGGTTAATTTGTTGCTAGTGAAATGCTTCTTCCAGTTACCTGCGGTGCCTAACTGTGTTAAATCAGGGTTTTTTCCTTTTGATTCATCCCAGCTATAGCCCAGAACGCCAACGTTAACCACGCCTTCACCACGATAACCAACTTCCAAGTTCTCCTTGTCATTGATTTCATAAGATCGGAAAGTCGGCTCTTGGGATTCAGTGATAGTCACAGCACCCGGCACTAAACCAAAGATGGCATCTACTGGCGCTGTATCCGTTACCAGCACAGGCTTACCTAATGTGCCTGGCTGTCCACCGTAGATAACCACACCCGCTTCTTCATACACTTTGTTGTCAATGGCCTGATCAACAATATCGAAGTAGGTGGTTGAGTGCATAACAAACAGATTTACGCGGTTGAACTTATCACCATATCTGCGTAAACCTTTGGTCAGTGTTTTCTTGCCATCTGTCGCAATATCCGCAGTCACCACCATTTCTTTGTTATTGCCAATAGCGGCACCTAAAGCAGCTAAAGAGTATTTGATATAACCCTCTAGTGAAGCATCTGCCGCATCGGTACCCACTAACTCAGAGAACTCCGATACATCACGGCCACGGCGTTTAAATGCTTCTTCTGTCGTTGCATAAGGACCATATTTCCAAGGTGCTTTTACATCAACAGATTCGCCCGCGCCGATTTTTTTGTTCTCTACAGATGCTGTGGAGTTTACATCACGATGCTCAATCGAACCGCCGATCTGATAAAATGCACGCTTACGGAAGTCCCCCTCAATAAAAAGGTTATCCAGCACAATTGCGCCGTTTGATGCCTGATTAAATACTGCTAAATTATCTTGACGGCGTTCTAAAAACGCAGTTTGTGCTAAATCGTTATAAATTACTAAATCATTATTAGTCATCGTAGCCATTACTTATATTTCCTTACTCTTTTGGAAGTTTTAAATATGCGTCACGCCCGTATCGGCGAATATAATCAGCCTTGTCACTGGCGGACATTTGAGAACGTTTAAAATGTGCACCACCTTGTTTATGTTTCCCTGCATCTGTACCAGAGGCTGCGGGGAATAAGTGAGGAGCACTTTCTTTTAGGGATTCAATCCATTCAATAGGTGATAATGGCGTGCGACCATCTTTGCCCATGATTGGATTGCCATCTTCATCAACGGCTACGGCCTGACCTTCATCGTTGATCTGAAAAATGCCTTTGGCACGTAAAATTAAATCTTCTTGAGCGCTGGTTAATGCACCCGCTTTCCCTGCTGCAAAACGAATTTCATCGCCTAACACACGAGCACGGAATTTATTTGCAAACGCCTCTGCCTTTTCAGCTTTAGAGCTTGCTTCTTTTAACTTCTTGTCGAAATCACCACGCAAACGCTCAGTGCGCTTATTGAGAACCTCGTCAATCTTGCCATCAGCAATGAGCTTGGCTTCTTCGTCATTCTCAAAGCGTTTAAGCATGCCCTTCACAGTGTCTGGGTCAATGCCTTCAAAACGTTTCAGGTTATCGCCTTGCTCTTTGAGCTTGCCTAGCAACTCACTGTTTTTAGCCTTTAGCCCTGAAACCTGCTGGTCGATAATAGCTTGAATTTCTGGAGTGATTTCCGGTGTTCCACCACCTCCACCTTGCGAACCATCATCAGCCTGTGAATAATATTTGCGTTCGATATTCATAAATAACATGTGATTCCCCTTGGGATTAGATGCGCCTAGCGCGTTGTAATAACTCAGCCCTGAGCTGAGTTTAGGTAATAAAAAAGGCCACCGAGGTGACCTTGTTAAATGGTTTATTGATTAGCTATATCCAGCCTCTCTAAATGCATGCCCATCTATCTCTCTAAGTCGCTCTAGTGAAATAAACTCTCCCTTATCGGTATAAAACTCAGAAGGATGCATACCGCCCTCTTTCATTAGTCTGAATCGCGTTTCTCCGAAAACTTGACGCTGTCGCCATTCAGGTTGCCGTTGTATCCAATCAAGAAAATTGGTATCTGCTGGCACCTGCCCGTCCATTGAGGCACGAGTTCCTGCGTCCATCTCATCTAAATCGATACCTAATTCACGCCACGATTTGGTAACCAGCGTTTCTGTTGAGCGGCAATTGAAGTGGATTTTTCCGGGGCCTTGTAGATAAGGAACTTTATGACCAATAGGCTTACCTTCCAGCGTGTATCTCAACCTATCCCGAATAATGCAATCGTGAGATGTTTTATTATCGAGGGTAGATAACCATTGTTTACAATCAAGAATGTCTTTATTGGCATCAGCAAACTGATCTCGCGCTGTTGCTTGTAAATGGCTAATGGCCGTTTTAGCTATTGTCGTCGCATTAGCTCGGCTTAGTTGCAATACGCCATCCTTATAACCTTGGTTTGCATGTCCTCTGATTTTACGTCCGATTTCTACCGCACTATCACCATTTAAATAACCATTCCGAACAGCGTTATTTATGCGTGTCATGCGATCTGATTCTAATCCATCAGCCCATTCAGAAAGTAATTTCCCTTGAAATGGGCGAGACATGACTGAGGAAAATAGCATTTCCTCTGTAATGCTCATTAGTGGATATTTGCGTAGAACAACATCAGGTAGTAGAGCATCAAACAGTGATGGGTAGTAGCCAGCCTCATATAATGCATGCGCTCTCATTTCTTCTGTTAACAATGAAAAAGCACTATCAACTGCACGCTTATTAATACTTCTAACGCTGGACAGCAACGACTCCAATCGCCTTGCAGTGAAACTATTAACATCGATGGAGGTATCATCTAAAGACACTATAAGTGAAGCAGTTAATTCAGCATCAAACTCATTAAGTGCCTTTATCATGCGTCTAGCCACCCCTGTAGAATAGCGACCAGAAAACAGGGAGTGAGCAATCAATTCATCCATTAACCGCTCATTCACTGATCTCATGTCTCACCTACCATTGTCGGCTCTTGATTATTAAGCTCATCCACCACCACATCAACATCATCAGCGGGGTCGATAACATCATATTTCTGCAAACTTCTCACTAAGTCAGATTTACGCGTTGCGCCAGATTGCCATGCTGCGACGATTTCACGGATCATCGAACTATCGGCAATGTGATTAACGAGGTCTTTGTTAATCTCAAACGAAATGCCTGCAGTATCTAAACCTAAGTATTCAGCACACCATATTAGCGATTTACTGCATGCATCGGAAACATTAGAGCAACAGATGCTCAGGATAGAGGTTTGTGCGTTCTGTTCACCGACAGACTGAATAACCGTTTTAACTTTGCTATCAGCAGAAACCAATTGAGCACCGAGCGCAACCATATAATCGCGTTTACTGTCCATTGCTTCTTTTGCCAGCATGTTAGGTTGAGCCTGAGCGTAACCAAAGAAACCTTTTTCTGGCAACATAATTGGCGAGCGAGAACCAACCATAACGCCTTTCTTTTCTAGATAGTCACGCCATTCTGTTCCTAGCCCACCTAGATAAGGTTGTATTTGCCCACAGAAGAAAACAGAATCTTCATAATCAGCAGAGTTTCGATAATGCCCTAGGTTGATTTTTGCCAATCCTAGAAGTGGGGCTTCATCAATAGTGTGATCATTATTCTGTGCACCAATAAATGTAAATGGAATTTCATTCCACACACCGTTACCAGCACGCGCAGGTATATACTCAGAAGAAATTTCAAAAACGCTACTTCCACTGGGCTTGCGATAGACACGACAGACAAACTTACCTTCTTCTATCGACAATACACGGTATTGAACCTCATCCTTAAAACCAAACCCGTCCTCTTCTTCCACCGTTTCACGCAATACCACCAGCGTTAACATCGTGCGCCCATTAATACGAGCTGTACGCCAGTTAATGATGTCTTCAGCACGATATTGGAATATGTACGGGAGTTTCGAATCACTGTTGTAATCAACATACAGACCATGCCGACCGACTTCCAATACTGACTCAAATGAAGACTGAGCCAATTGATAGATACTTGAATCCGCCCCGTCAGCATCGTCTTTTAAATACGACAGCTTTTCGACGACAGCAACTAAGGGATCTTTTTTAAATGCCATCCCTATCATGCCGTTGCGAGTATTGCCCGTTATAGGATAGAACACCGCACGGTCTTGATAATCTTTATTGCGCTTCTTTTTACGCTCACTATCTTGCTCTTCAAGCTCAGGAAGATAGCTTTTTATATCTTCACCACCTCGACAAACAGAGCGCACTAACTCCCACTGAGGAGCAGCCGTTTTATACTCCGGTCGAGTGAAATCTACATTTGTTGTACTCATCAGAAGGTTGTTCCTAGGTTAATTTCGAATGCTGGGCGCTTGGTATTTCTTCTGCTCACCGCAAAATATCTAAATCCATCAGCATCATGTGACGTGTAATCGTGAAGCGGTTTATCTTTCCAACAGCCCCGCTTGTCATCCCACTCTTTACGATAAGCTTCTAGATGAGCAATGCCTTCACTACATTTATGCTCATCAAACACGCAAAGTGGCAGAATTTCACGTACTGCCTCGATACCTTCATCAACTGAAAGCTTCGGCACTACTTCAAATCGGATTGAGTAAATTTGTCCGTCGATTTCGTACCCCTCACGCGCTAATTCACGCCGAGATTTCGCATCCGAGCCAAACTCACGGTTATCGATATCATGAGGGCCATTGTGACTTGCATATGTGTAGCCTTTGTCTTTCAGTACTTTCATGTAGTGCCGTAGACCTTCACCACTGTTTGAGTAGTGGTCTATAATGTGGAACTCCTCGCCCACTTCACGAATAAACCAAATTGACGTTGAGTCACCCACACCAATATCCCAGTACGTGTGAACCGGTAAGTGCGAGTTATCAGGAAGTGTGCCAATGCGTTTATTTTCGTACAGGAAGCGGAACTGCTTGGCGTAGTAAGCGCCTTCAACCGATTGTTGGAATGCCTCAGACGGTATTGACGGGTATTCCCGTTTCATATCGTCGCCAAGCGTTTTCTCTTTGGCGTAATACCATGCTTTCTGGCGCTCGTTTAATTGAACACCATGTTTGCTGGCTATCTCATCAAAGTAATCAACTAACCGCTGGGGTAATGGCTCAACAGGGTTAATGGCATACTCTGGATTCTTCCACCATGAGAAGAAAAAGAACTTCCAGTCTAGGTTAGAGAGAGTCTTATTCTGAATTTGCGCTTTCTCAGCAGACTGGCAATAATCGAAGAAATAACCTGCTCGACCCTCCGCTGTGCTTTCAATCGTCGTAAAACAATCGCTTGATACCGCCTCAAATGCGCCAGTGACAATCTCACGGGCTTTCTCTGGATACTTAGCACATATCTTACCGAACTCAGAAACGTGCAAATAACGGAGTGTACCGCCACGAAATGACGTGCTGATATAAAGCGAGCCGCCTTTGCTAAACACCAACTCACCAACCGCATCATTACTCGCTGGGTTAGCCGCTTTGATTTCATCGGGTAGCTTGTCATAGGCATACTTTATCTTTTCCCTAAATAGCCGCTTAGCATCGTTAAGTGTGTGGGCTATCAATGCACATTTAGCCGCCTCAAATAACGCTGCGTCTAGCTGGATAATGCAGACCTCAGTAGTGAAGCCAAGCTGACGGGCTTTAAGGATAATGTTTCGCGTGTGCATCCCTTCAAAATATTCGAGTTGCTCAGGCGTCATTTTAAATCGAACTGGCTTGCCTTCTTTATTGGTTATCCAGTAGAGGTGATTTAATCGCCAGAGCTTATCTCTCAATAATGCAAGATGTTCTGGCTTCATGATTATTCCTTAGATAAGTCGTCCATTAGTTCTGATAGCTGACTAGCTGTCTTATTCGGCTGAACATCATCAAGGCCGTATGCTTGACGCTCAAGGCCAACTAAATTTTTAAATGTTTCGCTTAATGATTTGGCTGACTTAACGCGCTCAGGCAGGGAGATGATTGAGTGATAAATTTCATTGAGTTTGTCGCGTCCGTTATCATCAGGACTAAACATTAACTCGCCAAGTTTTCTTAAGGCTGGCACATCAGCACATTCAGCAGATAGTTCATCAAATAAGTTATTAGTTAACTCTCTAGCCCTTCGAATATCGCCTCTATGCTCCATGCGGACATTAGCGATAACCTCGGCATTAGCCTCAATAAGTTGCCGTTCTGAAATAGCCTTTTCGGTGGCAACCAGACTGGCAACCTCCCTTTTGGCAACCAAGTTTTCAGCCCTAGCCTTAACCTTTGCCTTTAAATCTCGCTCCCATCCTTCTTTCTTGGCACGCTTACTTATCGCCTGATGGGTTATCTCGTATTGAGAGGCTATTTCCCTTATGGACATCACGCCAGCTCGGTAAGCCGACTCGATGGCCTCCCAATCTGGTCTTTTAGCCATATCCATTCCTTAAATAAAAAAGGCCGCTAGGGCCTATTTGGTTTTCTGTTTGTTGACTAACTTGCCTAACTCGCGCTCGACGATTTCAGCAACTATTCTCCCATCATCAACTCTTCCACAGTGTAAGTATTCAAGTGATTGCTGTAATTGACGATAGAGAATGGATAAGTTTGCTTTTTCTTGTTTGGTCATACTTTCTCCTTAGCGAACTTACTCGCCCACACTTTGGCAATATGTAAGCAGTCGTCAAACATTCGCCCTTTTCTACTTGCTTGAGAGCTTCGGCGATAATGATCTACCGCCATGTAACTTGCTCTACGACAAACAGGTAAAGAAAAGCCGAGCTTTTTTAACTCGGCTAGTACGTTCTGCTCTATGAATTGTTCGTGGTTCATGCTGGCTCTTCTCCATCTGGAAATTCGCCCATATCAGGCAAGGTTAATTGTGATAGTTCTTTAATTGCCTTCTTCGCTTTGCGTATTTTCTTTAGGTGACGCTTGCGTAAATTCATTAAGTCACTACCTTTCCTGCCAAAGTTCTCGAACGACCAGTTATCGGCTGCTACTAATCTATTTTGCATCTCATTGATAGTCAGGGTTTTAAGCTCATTCATGTCAAGGTTTGCTAACCCTGTTTGTGGTTTTGACTCTTTTTCAGCTAGATCAAGTAACCATCGACGCAAGGATTTCGCTACATCTGTATTAGCTAACATTCCGATTAGATGTGCACCTCTAACAGAGAAGATCCTGACCTTTTTCTTACGTAAGTTGTTGTTTATTCCATTGGTCATTGTTTCAGTGACCATTGTCATATCATCAGAAAACTCGTCTTTGTTGGCGTTATATAGATTGGTTACTGACTTCTCATTTTTGTATTCGAGTAGCTTAGCCATCTGAGAGCTGGTAAACCAAATCTTATTATCACCATTATCAAATGGAGTAATTTCATTACCTTTGAAAACTAATGATTTGCTCATGGTGTAAATCCTTATAGAAAAGCGAACCTGTTCACCAGAAATAACCGCCCCACAGAAAACACCATTAACGGTTTTTCTCAGGTTCGACTTTCTGTAAGGTTCTGTGAGTGTTTTTAATTGCGCGGTGAATGCACAGAATGAAATGCGTAGAGTTCGCAGCTTAGCGATACACTGCCAAGCCACTTCTAGTCTGTTCCTAGCAGTCAAGATATGATCACTCTCCTTAATGGATAAACGACTTATCTAATTGCTGATATATATATTTACTTAAGCTATACTAAGTAATTATCACTATACTTTGATTAATATCCTGTTAGTTTGCCCATGCACCCATGCTGGGCTTTTTTTTATTCCATGCATTCTTGTTTGATATAATCCTGCAACCCTTTAATCATCTGTTCTGACTCTGCAATTCGCTCTCTGAGTAACCAATAATTTCGGATAGCGGTGTCAGTAGGTCGGGCGGTGGTTGCATAAGCCAAGCTGGTGGAGGGAGTGGTTTTGACTTTGGGGCACTCGGCTTTGATGTACACCCGCTCTGGATGACGCTCACTAATATCACGCAAGTGACTAATTTCATTCTTAGCATTCGCTAGCTCCTGCGTATATTGAATATCCAACTGATTTAATCGCATTATGCGTGCTTGATAGTCAGTATTAATAGACTTCTGTTCTTCGAGAGCCACGGCCAGTTTTTTGTTGATATCTGTCAGTGAATTAATCCTATTAGCTTGCCAGTTAATCACCCAATAACTACCCACGATAATGCCTACCATCGCAATGACGGCATAGAGTTTTCCGTATTTCATGATTAGTACCGATGATATGAGAGTGCAATCTGACAGCGCTTTTCTAAACTCAC